GGGTTACACTTTATATTTTAAAAACAAACTAAAAACATAAGGACACAAACCATGAAAACAATAAAAACAGCACTAATGCAAGGAAGGAAACACTCCAACACACTAGTGCGTGAATCTAAGCGTAAAGCCAGTATTGAAATGCGTAAATCTAAAGCTGGTGCACATGTAACTGCATGGTGGGCTCATCTTGTGGATACTAAGGGACAGAGTCATGTTGATGGTAGTGTTGCTCTAAGGGCAGCTAAGCGTCAACCTTACTTTGTAATGCATGTATGGAACTAAAACCTAAATGCAATTATAAAACCAAGAAACAATTTCTCTCTTTTTAGTGAGAGAGAAATTTTTCTTTTCACTTTTTAAAAACTTTTAAAGGAGCTAAACAATGGCTACAACAACTACAGCAACACCAACTACTTACACACCAACTGCATCTGAACAGGCTGAGTACGACTCAATCTTCAAGGTACTGCAGGACTGGGGTACAGTAGGGGACAAACTTGCCTCTGAAAACATGCTAATGGCAGGTGCTATTGCACTGATTAACCGAGCAAATTCAAACGCTCATCAGTACAAACAGTACAACCGTTGCATGGATTACGACACTCTGGTGTCTGACATCAAGGCAATCAAGTCTAAGAACCAAGCTGAAATTCAGCAACGCACTTCAGGTTCTTAACTAACAAGGTCAAAGGCTCTGGTCGGTCAGAGTCTTTGGTTCTTTAACCTTTAAGGAGTCAACATGGAAGTATTAAGGCATGTACAAGATTTAATAGCAAAGGAAGAACTATACCTGCAATCATGTGGTTATGTTCGTTCTAGACAACTCGGTGCTTTACTTAGAAAGGAAAAAGCATTATACAGAGCTTTCAACCGAGCTCAATCATTAACTTAGGAGAAATACTATGGAAGATAGAGACGAAATGCTTGAAGCAATCATGGTCATACTTGAATCATATGACGACGAGTACATTCGTCATATCTTCGAAGTACTAACCGATACTGTACACTAACGGAGGCTAGAGTCATGGATGCAATTATTTATGTGTTATTATATACCTATACAGGGATAGGTTTAGTGTTTGCCCTGGGTTTTTTGCTAGAGTCATTTGACTAATGGGGGTGATTTGGTATCGACAGGCTTAATGTTAATTCTGGACCTGGACGGGAGTTCGATTCTCCCCACCTCCACCAATATGCGTGAACGGCAAAGTAGGAGAGTTGCGGTGGACTGTAAATCCATTCCCTCTGGGTGAGTAGGTTCGATTCCTACTTCACGCACCACTTTATAGGAGACAACATGATAGTATATACAGTAAGTAACGGTGTACACACATACTTAGCAACACCAAGTTTGCGTGGTGCATCAACAGCACTCAGGTGGTTAAGACTGCGTAACATCGATACAGTCATAACTAAATTTCAACAACGTCCTAAATACTGGGATGACTTAGGGGAGGTACAAGCTCTATGAAACAAATGTCGCAGTACAAGTTTTCTAAACTGTACGACTACTCTGACCCAAATGCTATTGTAAGACTAGGTGAAAAGTATCATCTCACTGACGACTTATATATCATTCGAAGTAGTCATAAGAGTCGTAACTACAACTACCGTTCCGATGGTACTGCAGGAGAAGAACACACATTCACACCCTGTTGGAAACTTATGTCGCATGAATTTAATGACGAAAGGGACGCAGCTAATGAGTATCAAATGTGTATCATGTCTTGGGTTGGTCAACGTACCTTCCATTTCAGACGAGATGCATACAGAAAGTATGGTCCTTCAGATTCATCTAGATATATTAATGTCAATTCTGTGTTTGATTGGCTATACTATACTTTAAACCCTGTAGATTTACACCATGCCAATGGTAATCTTAAACGAGGATTTAGAAATCATTTAATCACTCGTCTTAATGGCTTTGGTACAGATTCACCTATTACAATTTATATGCTCGAAACATTGCAGTCAGATATCAGATTAGGTAAAGAAATTGAATATTTCGTTAGCCCTGCTTCTGATAGTCTGATACATAAAGTACAAGCATATCTATTAAATAATGGTGATGTACAAGAATGTCCTTTAACATCTACTATTCTTCCTAAGAGTCACATGCAATGGCAAAGACTATCAGGTAGAACTGTGTATGTTAAATACGGAGTTCAAATGACTGAGTATGGTTATCATCAAGATAATGGTCATTGGTTAAAAGAAAATGAAATCATGATTGATGGCACATGCTATGATTCAAATACAGTAGAAATTACTAGATGTGATTCATGTAATACTAAATGTGTTGTCGAAGAAACTAGAGATGGTCTATGTGTAGAATGTTTAGGCAGAGACTATCGTATAAACAACTACTCACATAGAGTCGAAGAGTCATTAGGTTTCGATAGACGTAACAAACCTAAATCAGAACCATACATGGGTGTCGAACTAGAATTTCAAGTAGACAAACATAGACAAGGTAGGTTATATACTGGTGACAAGTTACAAGACCATGCATTAATGAAAGACGATGGTAGTATTCGTAACGGCTTTGAAATTGTTACTAGACCATCAGGTTACTTCCAACACATCAATAAACTTGGTAGTTTCCTAGATGATTTACCAGAGTATATACACCCACATACATCTTGTGGTATGCATGTTCATATCAGTAGAACTGCATTCACTTGGTTAGGTGCAGGTAAATTCACCGAGTTCTTCAATAGAGTCGATAACAAACAGTTCATCAAAGCTATTGCAGGTCGAGGTAGCAACAACTACTCAGAACAAAGTGTAGACATGGATATCAAATCTCCATACAACGTTAGAGCCAGAGATAGATATGTCCCACGATACAACTTTGTTAATCTCAATAACAGTAAGACTATTGAGTTAAGAATCTTTGCAACTCCAGCTAACAGGTTAGAGTTCGAGATACGAATGCAATTCGTTAAGGCAATGGTTGAGTACTGTAAACCAGCTCAACACACTGTTTCATTGAAGGAACAGACACACTATAAATCTTTTGTTAAATGGTTATCCAACACTACAAAAGAATTTAAACAACTAAATAACTTTATTAAGGAATCAACACTATGTGTATAGCAATAATGAAATCAGAAAATAAAAAGATTAACAAAGCGACATTGAAAAGATGTTACGATGCTAATCCAGATGGGGCAGGATTTATGTATGCCGAAAACAAAAAACTAAATGTCCAGAAAGGTTACTTTACTTTCAAAGACTTTTATAAGGAGTATAAACCACATGAAAACAAACAAGTACTTTTGCACTTTCGTATCAAAACGCATGGTCCAATTGATAAAGCTAATTGCCACCCGTTCCTTGTTAATAGTGGTCTTGGCTTTATTCATAATGGCATCATCTCTGGTTACGGTGATAGTAAAGAATCAGATACTATAGCATTTAACAAAGCTATTCTTAAAAAGATAGTAGCTAAACATGGCAATAACAGTCTATTTGACGACCCTATGGTCGAGTTAATTGAGAATGTTATTGGTTACAGTAAGCTAGTATTCTTAGATAGACATGGTAACTATAAGATTATGAATGAAGACAAAGGTTCATGGCATGATGGTATATGGTATAGTAATAATAGCTGGAAAAAGCCAGAGCCAATCAAGTATATCCCTGACTATTCAAGAGGGTCGGTCAATAAGAACTATCCCCCAGCGAAGTCTGCTGGTGATTGGGTTCAAGTAGGTGAAGACCACACAATAGGTAAAGGTGATAACACAATCATTCTAAAGAAAGGTGAATGGTTCGAAGTAGGTAAAGTCAATTGGACTAAGAACACATGTAGTTTAATTGAACCATCTAGTACCAACCCTGCAGTATACGAAGATATTGATTTAGACTTAGTAGAAGCATGGGATGATATAGAAGAAATAGATTCATATAACAAATCATTTAACTTTTATGGAGGGTATCGTGGATAGTATAATGAAAATAGTAGTAGCACTAGGATATATGTTAGCTATTATCATGGCTATGTTTATATTTATTATCGCTTTATGGGTAATAGGAGGATGGTTCTAATGATAACTTATCATATTGTAATAGAAGATTCCGAAGGAAATCAGGTAAAAATTACTGATTTTCCGAAGGATGTTGAAGCAGTTCTCGATGACTTCGTAAGAGACATGGAAAACTAATTTGCATTTAGCTAACGCAACTATAGGCTTAGATGTAACACAAATGTAATAGTTCTTAAAATCTATTGACTTTGACACTAAAGTATGATAAACTATTAGTATAAAGACTAGATAATTAATTAACCGAGGAGTAAATTATGGAAAGAAGAGATGAAGACTGGATAAATCCACCAGAAGAAAAGGATGATTACGAACCAGATGTTGACTCTATTAATGATGAGATATGGTTACGAAAGAAAGAAGAAGAAGATGTAGAACCAGATGATGAATATGTATGTTGTAGAGGAGACTGTAAGTAATGATTAAACTACCTAAAAGATGTTGTATATGTAACTCAAACAAAGTAGTATATGTCCAAAACAAACAAGGATACTGTGGAACTTCTTCAGAGTTTGGTTATCTCAATATCTTTGGGTATTGTAACAAAAAGAATGTAGAGTCACCTGAACTAATTAAATATAGGAGTACAAAATGAGATGTCAAGGATGTGATAAAAACTTGAATGATTGGGAAAGTACTAAAAAGAATCCTACGACAGGAGAGTATGAAGACCTATGCACAAAATGTTTAAATGTAGTACAACAAACAGCTATAGTAGATGGTCATGATTTTATAATATATGAATCAGAAGATGCTTTAGACCATGTAAAAGAAAGACCAAGTAACTTTGACTACTATGAGGGGGATTGGGATAAGTATGACTAGTCAATTTATACGACACCATCCGTGTACAGAGTGTGGTTCTAAAGACAACCTTGCAGAGTACACGAACAGCTGGTATTGTTTTGGCTGTGGTTACTATAAGAAAAAGAATGACTTAAATTCATTGCGTGAGAGAGTCTCTAAGAGCTTAACTAGTGACAAGGTAGGCTACCCCCTTGACACTACAGAGAAAATCCCACCACAAGCCTTAAAATGGCTTTTAAAGTACAATATAACACAAGAAGAGATAGCTAAACATAACATAGCATGGCATGACCCTGACTTATTAGTGCTATATAATACTAATACCTATTGGCAAGGTAGAGTCTTCAGTGATATTACTACACAAAAGTATAAATCATGGGGTCAGAAACCTATACTGATGTATGGTACAGTTAAAAAAGCAGTAGGTGTAGTACTTGTAGAAGATATACTTTCTGCTATATGTGTAGCTAGAGTCCCAGATATCATAGCTATACCTATGTTTGGTACTTCATGTAGTAGAGAACTAGAGAAACACTTACAGAAGTTAGATATATTTACTTATGTATGGTTAGATGGAGATGTTAAAAAGAAATCTATAGCATTAAAGAATAGATTAAAGTCGTTAGGGCTACTGACTAAATCTATATTGACTAACAAAGACCCAAAGACTTACAATAAAGAACAGATAGAGGAGATATTATGATAGAAGATATTATACTCAAGTTGTTTCTAGATGATAGAACATACTTGGTAAAGTATAAAAACTATATTCGAATGAACTATATGAAAGAAAACTTGTCTAATATATATAAATTATATATTACTATGTTTAAGTTATATGATAAATATATAGATAAGAATAATATTAATAGTAATGAATTATTAATAGAGTATAATTTAAACTATAATGTAGATGATACTGAACAGTTAGAGTCTCTTATAAATAGAATATACAACATAGATGTTAGTAACAAAGAGTCAATAGTAGAGTTACTAGAGAAACATAAGGACAAAGCTATTGCCGGTGATATTGCTAAACTTGCATTAGACCTTGAGGATGGTACTGTATCTAAAGATACTCTACTTACTAAACTCAAAGAGTTAGATACTACTGATAACATAACTGTAACTAAACACCAAGACATGGATTTAGATACTCTATACCAATCTCAGATAGCATCACCTGGTCTACGTTGGAGAACTAATTGGTTAAACCAATCACTAGGTTCTCTACGAGTTGGTGACTTTGGCTTTATCTATGCTAGACCTGAAGTAGGTAAGACTACATTCCTTGCTAACGAGATAACTCATATGGTCGGTCAGTCTGATGGCAATGTCCTATGGTTTAACAATGAGGAACAGAGTCAAAAAGTTGCTATTAGATGTTACCAAGCTTACTTTGGTATCACTACAGAAGAACTCTTTGCTAATGTAGATAAGTATAAAACTCGTTACAATGAAGAAGTTGGTGATAAAATTCAAATCTTTGACTTAGATGATAGCTCTAATACTCATAGAATAGAAAGTATTGTTGCTACAAGTAATCCATCACTAATCATCATTGACCAATTAGATAAAGTTAGAGGTTTCAAAGCAGATAGACATGACTTACAAATGAAATCACTATATCAATGGGCTAGAGAAATAGCTAAACGACATGCACCTGTAATTGCAGTATGTCAAGCTGGTGGTTCAGCAGAAGGTAAAGCATGGTTAGACATGAATGATGTTGACTCAAGTAAGACTGCTAAACAAGGTGAAGGAGATTGGTTAATGGGTATAGGTGCTGAAGCAGATGCCATGAGTAACTCAAGGTATCTTAAGATTAACAAAAACAAACTGATAGGTGACAAGGATACACGTCCTGAGTTAAGACACGGTAACCAAGCTGTGTTAATCCAACCTCACATTGCTCGGTTTAAGGAAATGGTATGAAGACTTTAACATTAGATGTAGAAACAACCATTACTAACACAGGTCATCCTTTTACTAAGGATAACAAACTTATGTTAGTAGGACTAGATGGACATAGAGTCTACGATATAGAATACTCAGTTGACCCCCATAAGGAATTGCTTAATGAAATCCAAGTAGCCGTGGACGAAGCAGACGTGCTTGTGGGGTTCAATATTAAATTTGATTTGCATTGGTTACAACGCTACGGTATTGACTTCAAATCTAAACGTATTTGGGACTGTCAATTAGTAGAGTTCATGCTGCGTAATCAATCTAATCCATACCCTAGCCTCAATGGTGTTGCAGAATACTATGAGCTAGGTACTAAGTTAGATGAAGTCAAGGAAAACTATTGGAAAAACGGTGTAGATACAGATAAGATACCACTAGATATACTTACAGAGTATCTTAATCAAGATGTAGACTTAACATACAAAGTGTATCAAGAACAGCTTAAAGAACTAGAATTACCTGAACATGTAAACAAGAAACGATTAATCAGTTTACATAACCAAGACTTACTTGTATTACAAGACATAGAATTTAATGGACTGCAATATGAGTATCAACATTCAATTACATTAGGAGATGAATTAGATGAGCAAATTTCAAAGCTCGACAAAAAACTTTTTAAGTATCATAACTTTGAGCATTTTAACCCCAGTAGTAATGTTCATTTATCTTGTTTACTTTACGGTGGGACTATTCCATACCGTGTCCAAGAAGAGTCTGGAGTATTCAAAGGTGGTGCTAGAATGGGGGAAGTTAAGTATAAATGGGTTGATAAAGAATTTATTCTAGATAGACTCTTTGACCCCTTAGATGGTACTGAACTTAAACGAGAAGGTCAATACAAAACTAACGATGACACACTACAAAGACTTCAAGGTGATGACAATGCCATGCAAGTTCTTAGTATTCTCTTAACTAGAGCTACACTAGAGAAGAGACGTGGTACATACTATATGGGTGTACCTGCTTTATCAGACACTATGGGTTGGACTAACAATTTATTACATGGTCAACTCAACCAGTGTGTAGCAAAAACAGGTAGGTTGAGTAGTAGCAAACCTAATTTACAAAACTTTGATAGTGAGATTAAATCACTATTCACAACGAGGTATTCATAATGAGTGTAGATAAGCAACAACATGACATGCAATCTGAACAACAAGCTATGGAAGAGTCACATCATTTCCATACAGCTAATGAGTTCAGTGACATGATACTATCACTTGGTCCTTCTGCAGTACTAGGACTACTTAAGCCAGAGGCTAGGGCTGAGTTAAAGAAAAGTGTTATCATTTCATACAACCATAGATTAATAGAGTCTCTATAATATGTTACTAAATGCAGATGTACAAGCCCTTGAGTGGGTATGTGCTGCTTACTTATCTCAGGATAAGACTGCAATCACTGAGATATTAAACAAAGTAGACCAACATACTGATAACCAAAATAGGTTCAACCTACCTAGTAGACTAATTGCTAAGACATTCGTCTTTAGATTAATCTACGGTGGTAGTGCTTACAGTTACGGTATGGATAATAACTTTAAAGATATTGGTAATGAACACTATTGGCAGAAGGTTATAGACCAGTTCTACGAGAAGTATACTGGACTTAAAGCATGGCACAAAGAGCTAGAAGATACTGTTAAGCAACGAATGTATCTAGAAATGCCTACTGGCAGAAGATATTATTATCAACCTGAGTTTAACTCACAAGGTAAACCTAGACTACCACGAACTAGAATATTGAATTATCCTGTTCAAGGTTTAGGTGCTGACCTAATGAGTATAGCTAGAGTATCATTAGCTAATAGACTCAAGGGTAAAGATTCTCTTAAATTAGTCAACACTGTACATGATAGTATCATGATTGACTTTGATGAGAGAGTACATGATGCTGATAAACTAATCAGTGTCGTAACAAGTGCATTCGAGGATGTACCTAAGAACTTCGAGAAACTCTTTGGTAAAGATTTTAACTTACCAATTAGAGTCGATGTTCAAGTAGGTTCAAACTGGAGTGAGTTAAATTAACCATAAGGAGACTTATATGCAAATAGAAGTAATCGATGTAGGTGTTGTAAACTCTCATTCTGCAAAGAATGGTAGGCAATACCAATCAGTAGAAGTTACATATAAAAATGAAGCTGGACAAGCTGGTAACAAAAAGCTTATGTCTTTCTCCCATCCTGAAGTATTTAAAGCTGCTCAGACATGGACAAAGGGTGACTCAGTAAACATTGATTCTGTTAAAGATGACAATGGATACTGGCAGTGGAAAGCAGTACTACAAGATGGACAAGCACCTAGTGCTAGTGCACCTAAAGCTGCTTCTTCAAGCCCTGCTGCAAGGGGTAATTCATTTCCTACAGCAGACGAAAGAGCTCAGACTCAAGTCTATATCATTAGACAATCTAGTCTGACTAATGCTAATGCAACGTTAGCTACTGCAGGTAAGCCTGTAACCCAGGATAAAGTAGTGGAATTGGCTCAGGTCTATGAACGCTATGTACTGGGATTAGGTTCAACACCTCAAGCTATTAAGGAACCAGAAAGTATAGCCGAGATGGCATCGGATATACCCTTCTAGATGATAGCTCTCATCGACATGGACTTGGTACTATTTCGCTCTGCGATTAGTGCCGAGGACGATGGGTTTGGCATAGCTAAGTATAGAGCTGAACAATTACTGGAAAGTCTTATGAAGAAGACTAACGCTATTGATTTTAGAGGTTTTATATCTTCTAAGACTAACTTCCGTAAAACAGTCATGCCTAGCTACAAAGCTAATCGTACTGCACCAAAGCCTATCCATCTTAAAGATTTGCAGGAGTATGCGTTAAAGCATATGGATGCAGAAATGTCTAGAGATGGTTTAGAAGCTGATGATGAAATGGCAATCCATCAAGATGAGAATACAGTAATTGTTACATTGGATAAAGATTTACTTCAAGTCCCTGGTAAACACTTTAGTTGGGAAATCTCTGGTAAGAAATGGAAGAGACCTGACAAATGGTTTGACCAAACAGAGTTAGAAGGTAACAGATTATTCTTTGTACAATGTATAATGGGCGATACTACAGACAACATACCTGGAATTAAGAACTACGGTAAGGTGAAAGCTACCAAGTTATTAGGAGGTTGTTCGACAGAGCAAGAGATGTTTGATGTAGTTCGCCAATTGTATTCTAACGACGAAGAATTCATACAAAATGCAAGTTGCATATGGATGAAGCGTTCAATCGATGATGTATGGAGGGATAGATTTGATAAATTTCAAGAGTCAGTTGGAGAGGAACGCATGGAAGATTCTCAAGAAACATTGGGAAGCAGTTAAATATGAACCAGATGTTATTACATTTCTTCAACCAGAAAAGGTTCGTAAATATTGTCCAGATTTCAAAATAGGACGAAATGTTTACCTTGAAGCTAAAGGTAAGTTAGACATAGCAACAAGACAAAAGATGGTAAATTTTAAAGCTTCAAATCCTGATATAAGAATCATATTCTTATTCATGAATCCATCTAATAAAATAACCAAACGCAGTAAAACAACCTACGGTGCATGGGCAACCAAAGAAGGTTTTGAGTGGCTAGACTTTAGGTTAAACTGGGTTAAACATTTAAAGGAGATGTTATATGGAAATAAGTAACTTAGTCGAGAATGATGATGGTAGTATGGACTTTGATTTTAAAGTTGATGCTAAAGAGTCAGAGTTCTTATTATCGTTTGCAATCAAAGCTCTTATCAGAGAAGGTATCATCAAAACTGGTCAAGAAGAATTTGATTTGCAAGAAATGCAAAACTTTGATAGGGGATTAGATTCATGAAACAACATCTCGTTATAGGTGATGTACAGTTCAAACCAGGAATTAATGATAATTACTTATCTTGGATTGGAAAGTACATTGTTGACAAAAGACCTGATGTTATAGTCTGTATTGGTGACTTCGCTGATATGGAAAGTTTATCTAGCTATGACATTGGTAAAAAGGCTTTTGAAGGTAGAACATACCAACGAGACATTAAGG